TTACCAAAAAACGGGTGGCGTAACAGTAGACCAACACGGGCTACAATAATTTTATCTACGATGGGATCTAGTGAATGTTGCATTTCGGCTCCTATATTATGTATATATTATAACACCTCCCTGAGGAGGTGTCAAGCACTACACTTTCGATTACTTAGTCTTATCAGTTGCGGCCGAAATATACTTACCAAATTTGCCATGGAATGATTCAAAACAATCAATTTCATCTGGATCTAACGGCAATTGATATTGGGTAAGAGCAAGTTTAGTACTCATAATTACCAATTCAGTTTCAAAGTTATCCATAATAAATTGGAAAAAGTTATTAACTTGAGCATTCCAATTTTTAGCATTTTTGTCTGAAGAGTCTTTAAGTTCATAGCACAAACTTACAGCCAAAGAGTACATTGCTGAGATTTCTTTGGAATCCATTTTCTTAACTTTACCATTAAGAATGTCTGTTGGATCAGGCATCTTACTAGCAACCTTACGATGTGCCATAAATTTAATAGCAAGACCTTCACCAACTGCACCGCTAACCAAATCAGTTAGTGTGCTTTCATCGCAATCGTCATCTTCAAGCAATTCGCTTACAAATGTCCAAGAGCGTGGAGTTGCAAATGCACGTGAACTAGACTTAGGATCAAAATCATACAAGTCTTTCTTACTAAAAGTCAAAAAGCCTACAACGTCTTTATGAATACGATTTTCTGTAGCCCAAAAACTGTAGTCATCCCAATCAACACGCATTTCCAAATGTATAAAACGATTTGCCAACGGAGCCGGCATACGATATGTAACACCTTTGTCTGCTTCACGGTTGCCAGCCGCAACAATTAGCACATTGTCTGGCAAGCGGTAAGTGCCAACACGACGATTCAAAACCAATTGATAAGCCGCCGCCTGTACAGCAGGTGCCGCAGAATTCATTTCGTCCATAAACAAAATAATTTGTTTATGATTTTTAGCAAAATCTTCGCTAGGAAGTTCGCTAGGAGGTGCCCAACGCATTGTACCATCGTTGGAATCAAAATATGGAATGCCTTTAATGTCTGTTGGTTCCCACAAACTTAAACGAACATCGATTACATAAGCATCAAGCTCTTCACCAAGTTGTTTAACAATATCGGATTTACCAATTCCGGGAGGACCCCAGATAAAAATTGGACGGCGCTTTGAAAAGCCTTTTTGTACAGCTTTTTTGGCTGCTTTTGGGCCTACTGTACGTGAAATAATCTCGCTCATTTGTGTTCCTATCTTAGTTTGCGGGGTTAAAAATTTAAGCTATGTGTATATTATAGCGCCACTCCGCATCTAAGTCAAGCGAATTTTGGTTAGTTTACTCGGAATTTTCAGATTTTTTTCTAGCGTTCATTGCTTTAACTAGTCCAAATTTTCGAATGTCATCCGAAAACATATAAAGCTCAAATGCTTTCTTTTCTGAAAAAACGGTAATACTTTGATTGGTTAGGAAATAAGGACAATCGATAAATCGATCAAAAAAGATAATTGTTTGGGGACTAAGTTCAACATGTTCGGTAAACGGAACTTCGTATTCTTTTAGTTCCAATTCTCGAATCAAATATTCATATCCTGCATCTGTTAATCTTAAGCCACCGCCACCTTCTTTGGTTCTAGTGTTTTGCCACCAAGTCCTGTGGTGTAGTTTAACATTTGCCTCGTCGCAGGATTTTTCTTTTGTTTTTAAAAATATTTTAGTGAATGCTAATGAGCTTATCATTTTAATACAGTGCCAGACGTCAGCACCATAACTTCAAAATCGTTACAACCAAAACTTAAATTTAATTTTTTGGCAAGATTAATTGCGTGGCCAGGATTGCTAAAGGCAACTTTTTTATATTTTGGACCTGGGTAGCTGGTCACACTACTAAAACTTTTTAGGTTAAATGGTGCGCCTTTATAAAATACTGCCCAAATAGCTTCGGCCTCCAAAACTTGGTCACACTTATAGTTTTTCTTATTAGTATGTTCTAATAGAACTTTTGGCTTTGGTCGACTCATAATGCGTATCCTCAAAATATACGCATATATTTATCCTAATTCTTGTCAGAAAACCCACCACCGTCTAATTCTACTTGTACAACGTCATTATTGCTGTTTTTGAGTATATGTATTAAGTTATCGTAGTCTTGAGTTAGTTTACTAGTTACTTCACCTAATGTAAATGCCAGTTGTTTGGCAGTTTTCATGTCTAACCTAAGCTCTTTAACTTGACTTAATTCAGCACTTTTTACCTGTTGTATGAATTGTTGAATGGGTATTGTATTAATTGGGTTATTTGACATTAGACAATACCTCTTTGGATTCTTCTTCTGTTTTAAACGGACCTTGATATGGATAACGTTCAATGGTGATCAATTTAGGACAAAAACTTCTAACCCAGTTTTTAGGAAATTTTATAACATAATGTCCTGCACAAAACAAACTTTTGCTTTGATCACTTTTTGTAAACAATGGTAATCGTCTTTGTACATCATACATACTATTGTGTGGAGTCCATTTAGTTGGATATCCATGACATTCATTTACATTTAAATGACTAACAGTGGTTGTAATGCCGTTAACAAAAAAATCAACACCAAACTGTTTTGTTAAATCGGATTTTTTACTAAAATACAATTCACCATTTTTAGAACTCAACATATATTTGTTATTTTCATTTTTATGAAGTGTTCCAACTTTCTTTCCATCAGATTCAACTACCCAAAGTTTACCATTAACAATTGGTTTTGCATGTAAGTCTGTCATAATATCCTCTTTTATCAATCTGTTTCTCCGCCTTCGCTATCTGGACTAAAAGGCCATTTATTAGCTTTATTTTCTTCTTGCCATTTACGTGCGGCTTCTTCTAATTCTGCACGAGTACGGAGTTTAACATTTTCTTCAATAACGGTACCGTCTTCCTCACACAAGCTAACTTGATATGGAGCATCAATAACTAGATAGTCATCTTCAACTTGCCAATCATGTTCTGCATCAAATAACCATGCCGCACCAGCACGTTCCCATTCTTCGTCATCGTCACCGTCTAAATAACATTTTTTAATATGTTCTTGTTCTTCTTCAGTGATATCATCGCTAAACTCAAACCAACAAGCATGTTGGTCGTCTAGTTCTGAACCCCACCCAAACTCTATCTTGGCGTGTGCTTGAGCATCGCCTTCAATAGGCAAGTTACAATCTGCATCAAATTCAACAAACCCTTGACCCCAGCGATAGTGATCATCAATATTAAACCAACTAACACTACCGTCCGCATTTTCGCGGAACATTTCAATGTGCCAGCAAATGCTTTTCTTATGTAAGGGTTTGATTAGATATACTTTATTGCTCATTTTTGGAACCTCGGCATGCCAGCATTAGAGCCAGCGTATTCAAAACTTGATAACATGGGTAACAATCTCTGTAGTTCCTCTGCAGGATGACGCTCAATAACAGGTAAGCGATCACCATCCACCAGCATAAAGTACAACTTCTCTGTGCCTTGTTCTATTTGGCGATCAAAAATATATTGCAAATCTTCCAAGGTCATTCTTCGTCCTTGAAGTCAACAACATTGCCGTCATCATCTGCACAGATAATACGTACAGTTTCACCAGCTTCATTTTTGATTTCAATAGGACCCCAAATCCACCATTCAGTTTCATCGTTGTACCAACCGTCTTCGCGATCTTCTAATTCGTAGACGCTGTTTTCTTCAATAAAGTCTTCTAACTCTGCTCGTTCTTCTTCGGTAACATCTTCAAACTCAGTGTCAAACCAGCAACCGCCATCAAACATCTCCACTAGCTCGACACTTTCAATATTGTTGATTTCGCAGTCTAGCATATTGATGCTGTCTTTACGACCGTCACCACCTGGAACTTCAGTAAACTCAAACTCTGGCGGATTGTCGTCTGAGGTTTCTACAGTCCATTCACCATAACGGAAACCGTTAGTAGTTGTAAGTTTACCTTCGCCTTCACGTCGAACCCAATGTTCAACTTCTTGACAAGATTTTTTATAGTATGTGCTAACGGTC